ACTGCTGTTAAGGAGAAATACCCAAAATGAGTAAAATAACTTCCACTCAATTACATCTTGGCGAGGCGGGTACTGCGGGTTCGTCAACTGCGGCAGAAGGACAAATATGGGTTAAGTCAGATACACCATCCTCTTTATACTACACAGATGATGCGGGTACAGACTTCAAAATAGGTTGGACTGTAACTGCTGAAGTAGCTACAACAAGTGGAAATTCTGTTGCAGTTACAGGTCTTCCTGCTGGAATTAGAAATATTGCTGTTTTCCTACAAGATGTTTCATCTAATGGTACAAATGAATGGGCATTACAAGTAAGCACAGGTACTACCTTTGCGACTAGCGGATATAAAGCAGTTTCTTGGGATGGAGATAACGCTGATGGACGTACAACTGGGCTAATGCTAACTTATGGAGTTAGTGCTGCTGAAACAAGAGATGGTGTAATTCGTATGAGTTTAGCTGACGTAGCTAATAACACTTGGGTTTCTGGTGGACTTTTAAATCAAGGTTCTTCTTCAAGTTTAATGAATGGAAATAGCGGTACTATAAGTTTAAGTGGAGCTATAGATGGTGTAAGAATAATATGTATTGGTGGTAGTAATACTTTTGATGCTGGTTCAATAAACGTAATGTATCAATAGAGGAAAATATAATGGCAGATACAGTAGAACATAATATACAAACAGGTGAAACAACTACAAGGGATTATACCCAAGCGGAGAAAGATGCTATAAATGCGGCAATGCCTACAACTGAACAAAAATGGAAACGTATTCGCCAAGACCGCACTCAATTATTAAAAGATTCTGACTATGCGGCATTACCAGATTCTCCAGAAATGTCTGATGCCATGAAAACTTATCGCCAGGATTTAAGAGACATACCATCTCAAAGTGATGTAGACAACATAACGTGGCCTACTAAACCCTAATGTTACAAGCCTTAATAGGACCAGTAGCTTCACTACTGGATAAATTCATACCAGATGCTGATACTAAACAGAAGTTAGCGCATGAAATTTCTACTATGGCTGAGAATCACGCCCAAGAAATTGCTCTAGCTCAGATAGCTGTCAATCGAGAGGAAGCTAAAGGAAACGCATTCCAAAGTTCCTGGCGTCCCGCATGTGCTTGGATTTGTGTTTGTGGGTTCGCTGTAAATTTTTTAATTTCGCCATTGGCAGCGCCATTTGGTATCATTGTGCCGCAGGCTGACACAGGAACGATGCTTCCGGTTTTGATGGGAATGCTTGGATTAGCTGGAGCCAGATCGTACGACAAGGTTAAAAAAACAACAACAAAATGAAAGAGTTAGTTGACTTAACTACTAGAGGGGTAAATAATATGTTGGACAAACTTAAAGATTGGACGGATTATGTTCCACCTTTTGTTTGGTACATACTGGTATTTATACTTGGTTATATTACTGGGTCCTTATAAATAACAAAAAGAGGCATCTCTATGGCCTTTACGAAAGAACCAGATTATGCAGGGTTACTTCCTTACTGTATAACGGAGAAAGAAACGGCCTATATTAGAACCCTATCTGAAGGGAACTCTCAAGCAGCTGCAGCACTGGAGCATGATGTAGCTCGTCCTACAATAGCCGATACAATCTATCGGATTCGCTTACGCAAAAAGAAACAACAATCAGGACAATCGACGCTTTATAATGAAGCTGGTTCTCCATCCGCAACATGGGTTAAAGGACAGTCACAAAAAGGTCAGAGAAGCGCTCAAGAAGTAATTGATGATACAGTTTCAGCCTTTAATGAAAAGGTTAAATCTAGGTCGGTTAGCACTAAAGCCCCTAAGGTTAAAAACAAAGACCTTTTAGCATGTATATGTATCGGCGATGCTCATCTAGGTATGCTCTCATGGGAGGAGAAAGCAAGGGAGGACTTTGATTTAAAGATAGGATGTAAAGACTTAACTGATGCAGCTGATAGAATTATAGATGCTATACCCTCCACACACGAAATATTAATAGCTCAACTAGGTGATTTCTACCATATAGATGATTCTTTGAATCAAACTCCAGCCAATAAGAACCCTCTCGATGCGGACTCTAGATTTTCTAAAATTATTAAATCTGGCATATATGTTCTTAGGTACTTTATAGAAAAAGCCTTGACAAAACATAAAATTGTGCGTGTTAGAAACGTGGCTGGGAACCATGATCCTCATTCTCATGTAGCATTAAGCTGTGCTTTGGCTACATTTTATGATTCTAACAAACGTGTGATTATAGAAGACTCACCTAAAGCTATGTATTACTATGCATTTGGTAAAAATTTAATTGGTATAACTCATGGGCATATGCCTAAACCTGATAAATTACCTGCTATTATGGCTGTGGATTGTCCTGAATGGGCAGAAAGTGATTTTAAATACTGCTGGCATGGGCATATACATACAAAGAGAAGCTTTGAAGCTATGCAGGTTATTGTGGAATCCTTTAGAACCTTAGCCCCTGGCGATGCTTGGACAATAGATTCAGGATACCGAGCTGGTAGAGAGATTCAAGCAATTATACTACATAAAGATTATGGTGAAATAGAACGTCATACAGCGGGAATTAGGAGGGTAAGAAATGAAAAGAAAGGGCTTTAAAACGTGGCCCCTCATATGTGTGGAATGGTATGACCACTCAGGAGATGCAGGGTGGGTAGAGAATTTAGATGAACTAGATGAAGCACCTATCACATGTAAAACTGTAGGTTTTAAAGTAAAAGAGACAGAAACGTCTATACATATTATGTCTACGCTTACAGATGATGGAGGTCAGGGGGGAAACAACGAAGTGCTAAAAAGCTGTATAATTAAGGAAAGAGTTCTTAGGAAAAAGTTATGAGTTTATATGCTCTGATTATAGTAACTGTATGTTATATGATAACGTTTATTGATTTAATAGCTAAAGGAAACTATCCTTTAGGGTTTATGTTTTTGTTTTATGGATTATCTTGTATATGTTTAATGTTTTTAACGGATTTAAACAGGTAGGTGGATAATGGAAAATGACCCAATAGTGGATACACCCATTAATGGTCATTATCAAAAGTTCTTAGATTTTGAGGCTGATGAACTTGCCGAACGTATTGGAGTGAGTTGTCCCATAACAGCTATGTATACTAGCTGGGGGGAGTTACTTCAAGATTGGCATAGTCTTGGAATTAGTGTAACTTTTGATATAGACATACCAGAAGTATGACCCAATGGATAATAGTACTTTTTATCTACTATTCAGGGAGTAGTGGAAGAATAGATGTTGTACCTCTTGAAAATGTTATATTTGAAGATGCTATTATGTGTAATGAGGTACGTCTTTCTGATACATTTCAGGATCATTTAAGGAAAGAATATAAAGATATGGGGGTAGCATACGTAAGACCTTTTTGTAAATTAGTACATAAACATGAAAAATATGCAGTTAAAAATGAATTTCGGAGATGAAAGTTAATAATGGCGTTAAAAACATTACAATTCCAACCTGGTATTAATCGCGATAAAACTAATTACTCAGATCAAGGTGGGTGGTTTGACGGCGATATGATTAGATTTAGGCAAGGATACCCAGAAAAAATTGGGGGCTGGCAGGTTGAAAACTTCGCTGCTTATGAAGGAACTGCTCGTAGTTTATATGCCTATGCTACTAGCGATGGCGCTATAAATATTGGGATTGGTACTAACAGCAAAATGTATATTGCTGCAGGTACATATTTACATGATATAACACCCATCAGAGCTACCTTTGTATCCAGTGCTACAGATAATTGCTTTATTACAACAACTTCTGCTCCAACTACTGTAACTGTTAATATTGTTGGTCATGGTGCTACACCAGGGGATTTTGTTACTTTTAGTGGTGCTACTGCTGTAGGGGGTATATCAGCCGCTAATCTTAATTTAGAGTTTGAAATACAAACTGTTGTAGACTCAGCTAATTTTACAATAACCACAGCCACTTCAGCTACTTCAGGTGCTACAGGCGGCGGCACGGGCATTACTGCTGTTTTTCAACTTAATATTGGTTCGGCTACAACTTCTGGGGGTTTAGGTTTTGGTACGGGTACTTTTGGGAGAGGTACTTTTGGTTCTAGTATTGTAGCTCCTGTACTTGTAACTTCTCAGTTAACATTCCAAGATAATTTTAATAATGATTTAGTATTTAATATTTCTGAGGGTGATATATTTCATTGGACATATGAAAATACTTATGGCAATAGGGCGGTTAAACTAAATACACTATCAGGTTCTAGAGCCGTTCCAGAACAAGTAACAAAAATACTTTTTGCTCCTAGCGGGCATTTATTAGCTTTAGGATGTACTTCTTTTAACCCTACAACAACAGCCGGTGCGGGTATATCTAGTATTACTAGAGGGGGTACAGGTAATACAACAGCTACCCTAACTACAAGTGGCGCGCATGGGTTATCTACTCTTGATTATGTAACTGTTAGTGGCACTATACCAACACTCTTC